TAACAACATAAAATAAGCTCTTCTCCATAAAGAACCCCCGCTTGCCGGGGGTTTTGTTTTGTAAACTACTAATTACTGCGAGGAGAATATTATAGATGCCCACCAATCTCGACCCAAGGTCTCTAACCAGCGCTGTAGTTCTAACAAAAACTGGCTCAAGCACCGCGGTGGCCGCCGCAGTTCCATTTGGAATGTATACGGGGTCTGCTGAATTTTTAAATGGTGCGGCCGTTCAAGTGGCGTACACATACAAGAAATTGGGCGGTGATGTGGTTGACATCGAGTTAACGCCGGCAAATGTATACGCAGCGTACGAAGAGGCCGTTCTGGAGTATTCGTACATCGTTAATCTTCATCAAAGTAAAAATGTGCTTTCAGACGTCCTGGGGAACGCGACCGGAACATTTGATCATCGTGGAGAAATGGCCCCCGGTACCTTGTCATCGAGCTTGGAGGGTCAAAAGGTCGCCCTCAAGTATCCAAGATTTCAATTTGAATATGCCAAGAGAATTGGCGATGGAATGTCCGCGGTCGCCGGCTTTGGAGGAACTGTACCTCAGTATTCTGCTTCTTTCAGACCCACTGCAAATATTCAAGATTATGACTTGCAGAACATTATTTCAAGTTCCGCGGCCACGGGCGAGGATGACGCTGGAAAACCAGTTATATTTGAAGGAAAGGTTGAAGGGAAGCGCATTATTGTAACACAAGTGTTTTATAAATCACCGCGTGTCATGTGGCGCTTTTATGGTTACTATGGCGGAATTGGCGTCGTGGGCAATTATTCTACTTATGGGCAGTTTGCTGATGATGCGACCTTTGAAATCATTCCTACGTGGCAAAATAAAATGCAGGCTATCATGTATGAGGATTCGCTTTATACGAGAACCTCGCACTATTCCTACGAGATTATCAATAACAATTTAAGGCTCTACCCGGATCCTAGTTACTGGGATTTTGGGGATCTAGATCGAGTCTGGATTAGATTTTATGTTGATTCGAATGCGTGGGATCGTGATGACAATTATGAAACCGGCGTGGATGGTATTAATAACGTCAACACGCTACCCTTTGACAATCTTCCCTATGACAGCATTAATTCAATAGGCAAGCAGTGGATACGTAAGTACTGTTTGGCCTTGTGTAAGGAAATGTTGGGACAGATTAGAGGGAAGTTTACTACTATTCCCATTCCCGGAGAAAGTGTTACTTTAAATCACTCTGAACTTCTTGGTCAGGCCAAAGAAGAGCAAGCCGACTTGAAAGACAAGCTGATTGAGACGCTAAAGGAGATGGAATATACTGAGCTAGTTAAGCGAGATAGTGAAAGGTCAGAGGCGGCAGCCACCACACTCAAGAACTCTCCGCTGCCAATTTTTGTGGGGTAATAGACAATGGATGAATGGAAAAGGCCAAAGCTTCCCCCACCCTTGTTTTTAGGCGAGAAAGAAAAGGATCTCGTCAAACAGGTTAACGATGAATTAATAGAGAAGGTAATCGGCCAACAAATTTTGTATTACCCCATAGACCTAGAAACAACTAATTTTCACGGGTTGTACGGGGAGGCCATTAAAAAAACGTTTTTACCCCCCGTTCGCATATACGCCCTGGTGGAGTTTACCACATTTGAAACCGACTACATGGCCGGCGTCGGAGTTGACAAAGTTTGGGAAATTAGCGTCCATTTTCATAAGAGAAGGCTTGAAGAAGACCAAAATATGTATGTGCGTGAGGGTGATTTTGTGTTATATGGTGATAACTACTATGAGATAGTCAAACTATCTTATGATAAGCAGCTTTTCGGACAAATTAACAGTATCTTTGAGATTTCAGCTATTTGTAAGAGAGCGCGGAAGGGACTATTCGATGCTACCTAAAAACTTTGATTTTGCAATGCTTCCGGCTGGAAAAGACGCCGCTACCTTAAAAGAAATAGGAATGCTAGAATCCACGCTTGAGAGTATAGACTATGCGATGACGTCATGGGTGAAGGAAGATTTATCAATCAGCACCATGACTAACGAGGGGTTTGTAAAAACGCCAGTGCTTTGGCAAGTACCAGAAAGGTCTTTTCAAGTTAAACACAAAAAAGAACTGCGCGATGACTCAGGAGCTTTGAAGTTACCCCTTATAAGCATTGAGCGCACTGCTGTAACCAAAGACCCCAACCGAAAGGGCTCTTTTCAGGCCAATTTATACTCTGATGAGAAAGATGGCAGAAGCGGACGCATGGTAATCGCTAGAAAGATTGTTCCGGATAAAACGAGGAACTATGCCGTTGCTGCCGGGACAAGAGGAGACCAAACAGGGGGCACAAAGCAGCTTTACTTCCCGAGAGTCAATAAAAAAGTGGTCATCAAAAGCCTTTCTATTCCCATTCCTGTGTATGTTAATATTGATTATAAAATTACGCTGAAATCAGAATATCAACAGCAAATGAATACGATGGTTGCGCCTTTTATTGGGCGAACGGGGCAAATCAATGCGTTTACCATGACACGAAATGGTCATTTATATGAAGGGTTTATTGACCAGAGCTTCACGCAATCCAACAACGTTAACGACCTAGGCGAAGAGATGAGAATGTATACCTCTGAAATTACTATTAAGGTATTAGGGTATCTTATTGGCGAGGGAGAAAGCGATGATCGACCCCTCGTTCGAATACACGAAAATGTTGTTGAGATAACTTTTCCCAACGAAGAGGCAGTTCCTGAAGGTAACGAGACTTTTTTTCTTTAGTTCAGGAACTCCTTTTGAGATTGAAAATACTATTTAATTAACGATTGCACTACATTTATGCACATTTCGATAAGAGGAACACAGTATGTCAGTGAAAAGTTTTAAATTCGTCTCCCCGGGGGTGTTTATCAATGAAATTGATAATTCCTTCATTCCCGCAGAAGCAGATATTATTGGTCCCGTTGTAATTGGCCGGTCACGCCGAGGTTTGGCAATGCAGCCAGTAACCGTTCAATCTTACTCAGATTTTGTTGAAATGTTTGGAGATACAGTCCCTGGTTTTGGCGGTGGTGACATTTACCGCGAGGGGAACCTTCAATCTCCCATGTATGGAACTTACGCCGCTAAGGCGTTTTTAAATGCGAACGTTGCTCCTCTTACATATGTTCGCCTGTTGGGACAAGAGACGTCCGCGGGAAATAGCGCGGCCGGAGATGCCGCAGCCGGTTGGGAAACCACTCAAGGGCCCGCCGTCGCACCCGCAACTAACGGGGGCGCTTATGGTCTGTGGCTGTTTACATCTCAATCGAACAACACCGTCGCAGCTAACTTGGCGACAGGTAGTCTCGCAGCCATTTTTTATATTGATGATGGTACCATATATCTTAGTGGTACGGTTTATGGAGGCGCGGTACCGCAAGGACTTCCTTTCGTTGACGCGAGCCGAGTTTCCACGACCGGCTCTAATAACGTTGTTATTGGAACCGATAGCAATAATCTTTTTACTATAGTTGTGAGCGGTACCCAGCAGCTAGAATCAGAGAAAATTAGTTTTGGATTTGATGATTCAAATAGTAACTTTATTCGTAAAAAGTTCAACACCAACCCACAACTCGTAAGTGGCGCTACCTTCTATTCTGGGAGAGCATCAGCCAAGTCCTATTGGCTGGGAGAGACCTTTGAGCAGCAGTTAAGAGATAATAGTCTAACTGGCAAAGCGCTTGGTTGTATGATGGCGATTTCTAGCGGAAGTTCACAAGGCCCCTGGAATATGCGCCCACAAGCTTCTTATGAAGCAAGAACCGGTTGGTTTATTGGTCAGGATCTTGGTGCGCCTACCAGTTATGTCCCATTCAGGAAGCAAAAACTATTTCGCTTAGTTGGCCGCGGCCATGGCGCGTGGATTAACAGGAACGTTAAAGTTTCTATTACCAATGTTAAGGCGTCGACTACTACTATCACTGATTATGGTACATTCTCTCTGTTGCTTCGCAATATCGATGATACCGATAATACTGTACAGGTAATGGAAAGATGGGATAATCTTAACCTTGACCCCACTTCACCCAATTATATTGGGCGCGTAATTGGCGACAAATATACTTCTTGGAACGCAACTGAAAGACGACTGAGGACATACGGAGAATATAACAATAATTCAAAGTTTGTGTATGTTGACGTGAACAGCGACGTGGACGCCGGCGCAACTGATCCCACTCTCCTACCGTTCGGCTATTTCGGCCCACCCCGCTTTAGGTCTATGTTCGATCTTAGCACCACTGGAGCATTCAACTATAGTCCGAAAGGGCACCAGAACTACGATGGACAGGAAGACGATAATGCACGCGTCCTCGCTAACTTCTTTGTGACGGGCGGTGCTGGTATCGTTGCGACTTCCGGTAGTGGTCAGTTTGGCGGCAACATTTATCTTTCCGGTGGGATGAACATGTCGGGAGCTGCCGGCGCCGGCGGAATGGGGGACTTAACAGCATCGTTGGTCTTCCCCGTCGTAAGGCTTCGTACCTCAGCTTCTGATGGTGGTTTGACCGATGCGTCTGACGCATATTTTGGAATGCAGACCACTAGAGAGGCTACGAGCACTACTGCTGATGCCAGTATTCCAGATTACCACCGGTTACTGTATCAAGGTTATACCGGTGGAGGTGGCCAGAATGCTACAAATCCTTTCAGCGTAAGAGGTGTAGAAGATTATGCATACGTGTTCTCTCTTGACGACATCGTTTTGAAAACTGCTGGCGGAACGGATTATTTCTATCAGTCCGGCTCTCGTATGCTTGAAACTTCCTACACGTCTGCGTCTTATTCAAACTTGTTAGACGCTGGCATCAATAGTTTCACGGCGCCTATGTGGGGTGGATTTGATGGGTTCGATATCAAGAAGCCCGATCCGCTTTATAACAAGGGAATAGCATCCGCAGCCACGGAAGATAACAGTTATGTGTATCACACTTTTAAGCGTGGGATAGACACAGTGGCAGACCCGGAGTACATCAATATGAATCTCTTGTCTCTGCCTGGTCTTACGACTGCGGCTTTGACTACGCATGCGATTAGGGTCTGTGAGGAGCGCGCCGACGCGCTAGCCGTCATCGACCTTCCCAATGTGTATGTGCCGGCATCCGAAGAATACCAATCCAACAAGGCGAATCGCTTTCAGAGCACACCTGTAAATGCTGCGAACGCACTTCGCGATAGAAGGATTGATTCAAGCTACGGTTGCACATTCTATCCTTGGGTACAAACCCGCGATGAGTTGACTGGTAGAATGCTTTGGATTCCACCCTCCGTTGCTATGTTGGGTGTTTTGGCTTCCTCCGAGAAGGCATCACAGATTTGGTTTGCTCCTGCAGGCTTCAATCGCGGTGGTCTTTCAGAGGGTGCTGCAGGAATCCCAGTGGTGGGTGTGGCTCAGCGTCTTACTTCGAAAGAGCGCGATACTCTTTACGAAGCCGCTATCAACCCCATTGCTTCTTTCCCATCCAGCGGAATAGTTGTTTTCGGTCAGAAGACACTGCAGGAACGTCGGTCAGCGCTTGATAGAATCAATGTGCGTAGGCTGGTCATCTACTTGAAAAAGCAGATTTCCATCCTTTCCACACAGATTCTCTTTGAACAAAACGTTCAAGCCACATGGAATCGTTTCATCGCCTTGGTCGAGCCATTCTTGGCCAACGTTAAAACCGATTTCGGTATCACAGATTACAAGTTGATTCTTGATGAGTCCACAACGACTCCTGATCTTATCGACCAGAACATTTTGTATGCGAAGATTATGATTAAACCGGCTCGTGCAATCGAATACATTGCTATCGACTTCGTTATCATGTCGACGGGAGCTTCATTTGATGATTAAAGAT